GATATTCATTCGGCTTTTCCGACTGGCGCGGAATTTTCGGCTCGCAAGGGGCGTAAAACCAACCCAAAAAAGGGGGGCGCAAGCCCCCTTTTTTTGTACTCAGCGTTACCATACACTCAAGAGGTCAGATGGTGATTGCATGGGGCGATCACTGGTTCACAAAGGAGAACTTTCATGACAACTCATTTTACTAGCGGCGTTACGAACGTCTCATCGACTGGCACCTCTGGCAAGCTGAAGATGCCAGCACCGCAGAAGTACCACACATACTTCAACGATTTCGATACTTACCTTGCCTCCGACTGGACGATCACCACGACCGAGGGCGGATCGGGAAATGCCTCCGAGGCCTTGGGCGATGGCGACGGCGGTCTGTTGGTCATCACTAACGATGATGCAGACAACGACAACGACTTCTTGCAGCTTGTAAAAGAGGGCTTCAAGTTTGAGTCAACCAAGCAGCTTGGTTTTGCTGCGCGAATGAAGACCAGCGACGCAGACGCCTCTGATGTCGTCATGGGTTTACAGCTCACCGACACGTCACCGCTCGATGTTACTGACGGCATTTTCTTTTTGCTTACAGACGGCTCGACGACTTTGCAATTTATCGTCGAGAAAGATAGCACTCAGAGCACCCTAGATCTGCCTACCGCAATGGCGGACGACACCTTCATGACGGTCGGGTTCATGTTCGATCCGAAAGATCAGCTGTTTCATGTGTACCAAAACAACGTCGAGGTCGGGACGGTGGTAAGCACCAATGCTCCTGATGATGAGGAGCTGACGGTCAGTTTTGGTATACAAAACGGTGCCGCCGCAGCCAAGGTGTTGACCGTTGATTACATTAGTGCCATGAAAGAGCGCACCGCCACCACCGAACTTTAAGGAGGTGAACTATGGCTGATGCAGTCACAAGCCAAACGATTCAGGATGGTGAGCGTAAAGCTATTCTGAAATTCACCAACGCCTCTGACGGCACTGGTGAGTCGGCTGTCAAAAAAGTAGACGTTTCTGCTCTCACAGCCAATGCTCGAGGAGAGTCGTGCTCGGCTGTCACCATCAACAAAATCTGGTGGCAGTGCACGGGCCTCAGCGTCAAGATCGAGTTCGACGCCACCTCAAACGTCTTGGCGATCGGCTTGAGTGAAGACTCGAACGGTTATCACGACTATTCAGATTTTTCGGGTTTACCGAACAATGCGGGCAGTGGAAAAACCGGAGACCTGGACTTTACGACGGTGGGGCACTCAAGCGGTGACACTTACATGATCATCCTAGAGTTGATCAAGTCCTATGGCTGATACGTCGGACGTCACACGAACCAAATCAGGGAGGCTCGTCTATCGTGGCGAGTCTTTTCCTGGTTATAACAAACAGAAGCGAACGCCCGGCAAAAACAAAAAGTTTGCCGTTCTTGCCAAGAAAGGTGATCAAGTGAAGATCGTGCGATATGGCGATCCCAAAATGTCAATCAAAAAAGACCAGCCAGATCGCAGAAAGTCTTTTCGCGCTCGGCACAACTGTGACGCCGTAGAAAAGAAAAAGGACGTTTTTTCCGCGGGGTATTGGTCGTGCAAAAACTGGTGATGGTATGAGTCAAAGACCTGGCACAGGCATCGGCGACTTCTTGAAGAGGAGATTCCCGAAACCGCTTCCTGGGATACCTGGGGGCCCAATCTTTATGCCTCCCCGGACGTCTTCAGATCTAGCAGCGTCGCAGGCAGAGTATGGCGGGAGCGCGTCACCTTACGCAGACCTTAGTTCGTTTTTGAACCGGCCCGTATTTGATCGAGGCTCTTTGCCAGAAATGCAAGCTCCGACGCTAAGCGAAATCGGGACGGCACAAGCCAACGTCAGAAGACCCTTTCCCGGTTTTATCGACACCGGAATGGCGGATCGAATCGGTCGCAACGAAGAAATATCTAATCTCCGAGACGCGCTAAGGCAAGACATATCAACCAGTGAGGAAGCTGCTCGCTCTGAGCGTTCCGATATCACCAAAAGTTTGGAGGATCGAATCGCCGAGTTGCGCACTGGCGTTGACACAGAAACCGAGGCCTTGCGCCAAGCGGGTGTCGACGAGCGTGCCGATCTGCTACGGCAAATCGAAGAAGGCGACCGTTTAGTTCGACAGGCGCAAGAGGCTGCGATTGGCGATTTGTCAGATACACAGAGTTCTTTAGTTCGTGACCTGAAAGAACGAATTGGCTCCTTAAGTGACGATCTGACATCCGTCAATCAAACGATTGATGAAAAGTATTTGCAACTCGACGCTGACCAAAAAGCATCTGCGGATCTCGCTCAAACCGAGTTGAGCACTCTCAATGAACAACTGAATTCGTTACAGCAAGCGGTAGATGCAGAAAATTTGCGTCAATCAGAGGAATTGCGTAACGAAACCTCCAACCTATTAGCTGGTTTAGAGGGGAAAATCAGCGGAGTTTCTGATGAACTGAGCACTCTGCAAATTCCAGAATTGCAGCAACAAATTTCAGATTTAAGCCAACAAGCGTCTGATTTGAACCAAACCGCACAGGCGGCGACGGACGAAAGGTCTGCTCTTGCTGAACAAATACGAGGATTGACGGACAGACAGTCTACGGAAACCGCAGACTTAGCGACGCGACTCGAAAACGTCAGTGAGACTCTGAATGAAATAGACGGAAGAATAGATTCTGAGATTGAAAATCTGAGCAGCTTGGCGCAAGAACAAGCCGTTTCAGCGCAAGCCGAAATAGACAGTTTGAACCAACAGTTAGAAAGCCTGTATACAGATGTGGAGTCTGGAAACGCGGCTCAATCCGAAACGATACGCAACGAAACCGCGAATCTTATAGCAGGTCTGGAACAACAAGTCGGCGGTTTGGCCGACAATCTCGGCGCTTTGCCGATTGAGTCGATTCAGTCTCAGCTCGCTGCCGTCAACGATCAAACCGCACAATTTCAGCAAGCCGTCGATGCAGCGACAGGGCAGAGAGCAGAGTTGGCGTCGCGTATCGATGCTTTACAGGCCGCTGGCTTGACGCAAGACGATTTAGCCGCAGCGATAAACCCGATAGCTGAACAACGGCAAGAAGCTATCACGGCTGCTGTGAACCCCATTCAAGCGCAGATAGAAGCGTTGCGCGGAGAGATACCGCAACAAATAGACACCGAGGCGCTGCGTCAGCAGATCACTGATGAGATTATGGCGAATTTACCGCAACAACAGTCAGCAGAGGGCCAGCAAGGTGTATCGGTTGAGCCAGAGGCTGACGCCTACGCCGATCTAGGGCCGTCTGCATCGGAGGCCGCTGGCTTCAATCCTTACGGTGGTGGCTCGGCGGCAGACATGAATGTCTCGGACGGTCGCGCAGATGCTTTGGGTCTTTTTGATGATCCAAGACCGATGCAGCAGTTCAACCCGTCCTCTGATATCAGAGACACGATTGCGGTTCCGACGCCACGCCAGAACCAGATGACGGGTCGCGCAGGTGCTTTTATACCAGAAACTACAGTAGCGCCGACAGCGAGCAATGCTTTCTCCAGTTTGGTCGGTTTAAAAGCCGCCAACGGGTCTGCGGACAAGACGCCGGGTGTGGGCAACATAGCGATTCGAGCAGACCGTACACCTAAGCCTCGGGTAACAATTCCCACACCACCACCAGCGCCGAAGGTCAAGCGTGAGTTGCCGATCAAGAAGCCACTGCCGGTGATGACAGGCCCAGTTATTTTCAATAGATTGAGAAGGTAAAAATGGCAGAAAAAGTACCTACAAACGTAGCAAACCCAGCTTTGTACCGAAAAGCAAAAGCCAAAGCTAAGCGGAAGTTTGATGTCTTTCCTAGTGCTTATGCGTCGGGCTTTTTAGTCCAAGAGTACAAGAGAATGGGCGGTAAATATAAAGGCGCCCAGGGTGGTGAGGTCACACTCGATCCGCAGAAAAGCGATTTGGATCGTGACGGCAAGCTCAGTGGCTACGAACGCAAGCGCGGGACAGCGATCGCGAAGAGTATGGCCAAACAAGCAAAAGGTATGCGCAACGGCGGGACTGTGATGGTTCAAAGCCGGGGTTGTGGCGCGATCATGCCTGAGAAACAAAAGATGACGAGGGTGCCTCGTGGCTAAGCCCCAGGGTGGTCTGAAAAAATGGTTTGGCAAGGGCAAGGGCGGCGACTGGGTAGACATTGGCGCCCCGAAAAAAGATGGCAAGTTTCAGTCTTGCGGCAGAGCTAAAACCAAGGGGTCGAAACGCAAATACCCAAAATGTGTGCCGAGATCGACTGCAAAACAGATGACGAAAGGCGAGATCAAATCGGCAGTGGCTCGCAAGCGATCCAAGAAGCAAGGGGTGGGTGGCAAGCCAACCAACGTGAAAACTTTCCTTGCCAATGGTGGCGCAGTAATGATTCAAGCGCGAGGGTGTGGTGCTATCATGCCCGAGAAACAAAAGATGACACGAGTACCGAGGAGTTGAGGATGAAAAGATCGGAGACCAAAAAGGCCGTCAAAGATTTCAAGGATCGTGGCCGTCGCACTATGCGGAAAGCCTCAGAGGCTCTCGAGAAGGAAACCGGCGCGATGCTCACCAAAAAAGAAATGGGCGAGGCGGTTCGAAGGATGCTCGGCAAGGAATCTGGAGCAGCGTTGAGTGAGAAGGAGCTTGCAAGCTTGGGTTTGCGTGTCGATCCTCTCGATAAAATGCAAAGCGGAGGAGCTATGAAAAAGAAAAGAATGAATGCCAAAGGCATGATGGCTGGCGGGAAGATGAAGGCCAAAGGCATGAAGGCCGGAGGCAAGATGAAAGCGAAAGGCATGATGGCTGGCGGCAAAATGAAAGCCAAGGGCATGAAAGCCGGGGGCAAGATGAAAGCCAAAGGTATGGCCATGGGCGGCAAGATGAAAGCCAAGGGCATGGCCAAGGGCGGGAAGATGACCACCAAGGGTTACGCCAAAGGCGGTGCAGCTGGCGGTATGAAAAAGCCTTCGAATAAAAATAGCGGATTGTATGGCCGCAGATAATGGCGTATCTGCAAAGCAACGTCCCTTACTTCAAATGTTGGGTTCGTAAGGAATACACGCACAACCATGAGAAGTATCATGGCGAGTTTATTCACGCGATGGCGATTGCGGTCACGACGATGCCGACCCGTTGTTTGAGCTTCCAGGTCATTTTCACAGGCGCTGAAACTTACGACGATGACGAAGATCCGAACGTGCATGGCGGTGCGATGTGGGCTCGTATGCCCATAACAAGCTTAGTCGGTGACACGCCCCTGGAGGAGTGGCCAGAGCCGATGCCGGTTTGGGCGGCTCAACCCTGGGATTGCTCATCTCGGGATCATGCCGTCTATGTCTTGGATCGCTGCACGCCTTGTCCTTGGTTGGCCAAGATCGACGGCGAGATGTACCCCGCGAAGTATATGTTCACAGTGGATTATACAAACAACGAGATTGCTGATGATCCTGCACAACATAAGCAGAGTCATGTGATGGAGCTACTGGATGCTGGTGAGTGGACTGGGAATATCGTAGCTCTACCAAACAATAGAGTGCGGGTGACACATCCCGCTTGGTTTGAAACGGGAGAAGGCGCACCAGATTTCCGTCCATCACAACATATCCATTACTCAAAGTCTGATTTAGATTACACTCTGGATGTGAATCAAGTGTTCGATAATCTTTACTCGGAGACGAAGCGTGGCGGTAAGCGGAAGTAAAAATTTCGAATTAGATGTTGCGGATTACGTCGAAGAGGCGTTCGAGCGTTGTGGGCTCGAGCTGCGCACCGGTTACGACTTGAAAACCGCAACTCGTTCTTTGAACTTGATGCTGGCAGAGTGGGCAAACCGGGGCCTCAACCAATGGACTATCACTCAGAAAGTGTTGACCCTAGTCAAAGACACAACCTCTTACACGATCGACTCGACCAATCCGACTGCGACTATCGATGTGCTTGACGTGTTCATACGAGAGACGCTTGGTGGTGTTTCGACCGATGTGCCGATGACTCGGATGTCGCGGTCTCAGTATGCGAACATCTCTACCAAAAGCACGACTGGCAAGCCAAACCAATACCTCATCGACAAACAGATTAGTCCGCTTGTAAAAATTTGGCCTGCGCCCGATCAGAACAGTAAATACGAATTGTATCTGAACGTGTTGACTCGAATTGATGATGCGGATGTAGGTGCAAACACGATGGAGATACCATTCCGATTTTTCCCATGCTTAGCAGCGGGACTGGCTTACTATCTCGCGCTGAAACGAGCACCAGAAAAAGTTGGGATGTTAAAGCAACTGTATGAGGAAGAATTTCAACGCGCCCTAAGTCAAGACGAGGATCGGGCGTCGTTTCGAGTTGCTCCTGACCTTCGAGGATATAACATCGCATAATGGCTTACGCTTCCAACAGAAAAGCCTACGGAATCTGTGACATCACGGGTTTTCGCTATCGGCTCAAAGATATGAAAATGACCTGGAATGGTTTGCTCGTCGGCCCCGATCAGTGGAGCCCAAAGCACCCGCAGCTCATGCCGAAGCCCTCTCCAATTGATCCCCAGGCGTTACAGATTACCCGCCCAGATCAAGCGGCCGACGGCAATGACTCCACCGTTTTTACCGTTTACACAAACGTGGGAGATGGAAAGCTTGGTACACTTTTGCAAACATTTGCACTTACTGCTAGTGTCGGCACTGTAGAGGTAACTACATCATGAGCTTTACTTTAGCGACACTGAAATCGACCGTGCAAGATTACCTGCAAGTCAACGAAACGACTTTCAACAACAATCTAAACACGTTTATAAAAGAGGCGGAGAGCAGGATCTTCAAGCTTGTTCAGCTGCCCGAGCAACGCAAAAATGTGACGGGCACGGCGACATCGGGCAACCGGTTTCTCGCCACACCCTCTGATTTCTTTGCGCCGTTTTCGCTCGCGATCATAAACAGTAGCAGCAAATACATATACTTGGATTTCAAGCACCCTTCGTTCCTGAAGGAGTTCAGTCCGACGTCCACAACCACCGGGACGCCTAAGTATTATTCGTTGTTTGACGATTCTGCTTTCGAGCTTTCTCCGGTGCCCAATGCAAACTTTACTGTCGAGCTTCATTACCTGCACAAGCCAGCATCGCTGACGGCGGGCAGTGACTCAGGTTCGACTGTGCTCTCGACAGATCACCCCGACCCGTTGCTTTATGGCACCCTGGTCGAGGCCGCTGTTTTTCTCAAGGAAGCCCCTGACGTAGTTGCCAACTTCGAGGCTCGTTTCAAGGAGGGCGTCGCGCGCATGAAGAATGTGAGCGAAGGCCGCGCCTCAAGAGACGAGTTCAGATATGACTTACTACGATCAGGTGTGACTTAATGGGGAAGATTGCAGAATTACGAGACAAAAACGTAGCAATACTCGGCTTGGGCGCGTCTCAAATCGATTACGTTATCGGGGTCGAAAACAGCAAAACTTGGGATGAGGTTTGGACAATCAACTCCGCCCTGGCTGTCTTCGAATGCGATCGGGTTTTTATGATGGATCCGGCCAGTCGGTTTCTGGACACCGATGACGCGGGGAACCAGACGGATGTCATGCGCAGGATCCTGCCGACGTTCACAAAACCCATCTACACTTGTCAGCTCGACGAGCGCGTACCAAGCCTTGTCGAATACCCTCTTGAAGACGTCATCGAGGATCAGCGGTGTGCGTACATGAATACGACTGTTGCTTACTCTTTAGCCTTTGCGGCGTTTCATCGAGTCGGGCACGTCGACCTGTTTGGCATGGATTTTTCCTATCGGAACAACCTGCACTTTGCAGAAGCCGGGCGCGCTTGCGTCGAGTTCTGGTTGTGCAAGCTGATATCCATGGGAATCACTGTGGGCGTCAGTCCGCGCAGTTCTTTGCTTGACCAGAATGTTGAGTTGGAGGAGAGGCTTTACGGATACCACCGCTTGCCAAATCCAAAGGTCGCGATGCCGAACCCAGCGGGCGAATGGATCGTATGCAATCGCTCAGAGTTAGCTCGCATGGTCAAAGAGCATGGCTTAGAAACCGTTGAGCAGATACGCTCGCCAGAACCATACAAGGGGTAAGTATGTCACAAGGTCAAATACAGCTTGGCCAAGTCATGGTTTCAACAACTGACAACCGAGGGCATGACGCAGAGTTTTGGGCAAAGCACACCACCGAGAAGATATTAGGTATCAGCGCAGAGGCAGAACCACACATTCGTATGCAAGCTGAGGCTTTCCGAAATCAGGTCTATACGCTTATACTGTTGGGCATGAAGAATGCCATCGCTTCAGACAGAGTTACGATTCGTGGTTTACTTGCTTCTCAGGGTCACGAAGACATGGCAAAGATAATCAAGGAGCTTTGAAATGGCCATCACTTCCGCAATTCCTACCAGCTTCAAGCAAGAGCTTTTGGTGGGCACACACAATTTTACAGCGACCAGCGGTAACGCTTTCAAGCTGGCTTTGTACACTTCGAGCGCCACGCTCGGTGCTGCGACAACAGCGTTCACAACGACAGGTCAAGCCAGCGGCACGAATTACACGTCAGGTGGCTCTACCGTCACATCGGTCACGCCAACCACATCTGGCACAACAGCCGTTTGCGATTTTGCCGACCTGACTTTCTCCTCGGCAACCATCACGGCGCGTGGGGCAATGATCTATAACGACACCCAATCAGACAAGGCTTGTGCAATCATCGATTTTGGCGGCGACAAAACCAGCACAGCTGGCGACTTCACGGTGGTATTCCCAAGCCCTACGGCGACGGGCGCCATCATTCGGATTGCGTAATGCCTCATGCCACTGCAAATCCTAGACTTTCAACCAGGCGTCGATAAAGAGGGCACTGATTATTCAGCCAAAGGCGGCTGGGTTGACAGTAACTTGGTTCGATTCCGCAAGGGTCGTGTCGAAAAAGTTGGTGGCTGGCTGAAGCTAGGATCCACTTACTTCCTGGGCAGAGCCCGCGCGCTTCACTCTTGGATCTCACTTGGCGGTGTTCGATATTTGGGAATCGGCACTACGGTCAAGTATTACATCGAAGAGGGTGAGGCGTTTTACGACGTCACCCCGATCCGCACGACGACCAACGCGGGCGATGTCACGTTCAGCGCGACCGATGGTTCGTCCACAATCACTGTAACAGACACGTCTCATGGCGCGGTGAATGGCGACTTTGTAACCTTCAGTGGCGCAGCTTCGCTGGGCGGCAACGTCACCGCAGCGGTGCTGAATCAAGAATATCAGATCGATCTCGTGACGACCGTCAACGCCTATACCATCACCGCCAAGGACACAGACGGCGCCACCGTCACGGCAAATTCATCGGATTCTGGTAACGGCGGTTCGAGCACGGTCGGCGCTTACCAAATCAATGTTGGGCTTGACACCTTCATCAAGTCATCGGGTTGGGGCGTAGGCACCTGGGGGTCTGGCGGTTTTGGCTCTGCCTCGAGCATTAGTGCTGTGAACCAGCTGCGATTGTGGACGCATGATAATTACGGTGAAAACTTGATCATTAATCCGCGAGGCGCTGGCATCTTCCGATGGGTAGAAAATAACGGTGTCAGCACGAGGGCGCTCGAGCTTTCGGGGATATCGGGAGCGAATCTTGTGCCAACCGTAGCCTTACAGGTAATCACTTCCGAAACCGATCGGCACTTGATCGTGCTGGGCGCAGACCCGATATCCGGCAGTAGCCGCACCGGGGTAATCGACCCGATGCTGATCGCATTTAGTGATCAAGAAAACGAACTCGAGTTCGAGCCGACCGCTACGAACACGGCTGGTTCGTTGCGTTTGTCGTCCGGCTCTTTCATCGTTGGAGGCATCAAGTCCCGACAAGAGGTTTTGGTTTTCACTGACACAAGCCTGTACTCGATGAACTTTATCGGGCCACCCTTGACCTTTGCTCTGAACCTGGTTAATGAGGGGTCAGGTCTTATCGGCCCGAAGGCGGCAGTCAACGCGCCAAACGGCGTATTTTACGCAAGCAAGACGGGGTTCTATTTTTATAACGGCTCAGTGAAAAAGCTGCCATGCTCCGTTCAAGAGTTCGTCTTCAACGATCTCGACTTGGGACAGGCGTTCAAATGCCACATGGGTGTGAACAGTGAGTTCGGAGAAATTTGGTTTTTCTATCCTAGCATCGAAGACGCAACCGGTGAGATTAGCCGTTATGTGATCTATAACTACGAAGAAAACCATTGGGCTGTCGGCAGTTTGATTCGATACTCCTGGTTAGATGCAGGTATCGAAGATCTTCCTGCAAGTGGAGCCACTACCCCACAGGGCGAGTGCATTTTCGAGCACGAGACTGGCTTCGATGACAATGGCGCTGCAATGACTGGCGTATTCATAGAGAGTGCAGATCTTGATATCAGCTCAGGCGATAGCTTTAGCTTCATCAAAAAAATCATACCGGACATGAAGTTTGTCACCGATCCAGCGGTGTCGAATACGCCTGCCATGAATATTGTTCTGAAGCGACGTGACTTTCCAAACCAATCTCTCACCGTAGATGCCACAACACAAGTGACACAATCCTCGACGTTCAGTAATGTCCGAAGCCGCGCACGACAGATGGTATTTAGGTTCGAAAGCGACGACGACAATACTGCCATTGATCAACTCGGTTACAAGTGGCGGCTCGGCTCAACGAGGATTGATATTCAGCCCAGCGGCAGACGTGCATGAGCAAGCTGCTCGAAACGCGGTTGCCGTTTGCCCAGGGCGAAACGGTATCAGCAGACACGTTTAACAGACTCATTCGTATTCTTGAACTCAACCTGAGCCGTGTCGATTTCACAATATCACCGCATTTCAACGCCACCGAAATCAGTCAGCTTCAGTTTGCAACCGGATCAATCATATTTAATACTACCACGCAGATTCACCAAGCTTTCGACGGGACGCAGTTCAGGGATCTGTATAGTCATCAGACGTACGCGACAGGCTTGGCGGCAACGACAGCAGTGGGTGGAGTATCGGTGACAATATCATGATGGAACTCGAGCAAGCGTTACTCAACGTCTACAACACAAAAGACAGGCAAATAGCTGAGCCTTTTGCTGAAGGCGGAACCGTCGTCGAAGCTGAAACAGAGACAACCCCCGAAATGGATCGGATGCTCATGGAGGCGCAACAAGGCGTCGCCGAGGGGGCACAACAGGATCCAAATGCCTCCTTGGTCGAATACATCGATGAGCTGATGGCTCAACGTGACCAAGCAGAGGATCCCAGCGAGCGTGCTCAGATCGAGCACATGGCAGAAGCAGCGGTGCTGAGCCAGGAGGCCCCGATGGCCGCTCAAGCATTTGAGATCGCAGCACAAGGCCGGGGCGAAGACACTGCCTTGGCGCACCTCCGACCGGGTGAGGTGGTTCTTCCTCCAGAAATGTTCGAGGATCCAGAGTTCGAACGGATGGTCGAAAGCCGTTTCGGCGAGCTTGATCTGGATCCAGAGGCCCATGTCGTTGGGCTTGGTATTGCAAGCCTCAACCCGATCACCGGGCTAGAGGAGTTCGGCTTTTTCAAGAAGATCGCTAAAGGGATCAAGAAGGTTGTAAAAAAGGTCGTCAAGCCGATCGCAAAAGTCGCCCAATTTATTCCAGGGCCTTGGCAACCGATCGCAGCATTGGCGAACAAAGCATTCACCGTCTATGACGTAGCTAAGGGTCGAGCCAACCCTTTGAGCTTGTTGACTGTTGCGGGGCCTCTGGCGACTGGTGGGGGTCTTGGCAAAAATATTGGAGACATTACAAAAGCTGGTGGTGGTAGCTTCCTCGGCGGCATCGGTCAAGGCCTCGCTGGTACTGGCTCTGCTCTACGCAGCGGAATCGGGGGATTGCTGAAAAACCCAATCGGCACTTTTACCGGATCGGCTGAGGGAGGTGGCATACCTGGCTTGTTGCGTGGCGCAACCATGAGTGGGCAAGCCAAGTTGAGTGACTCTGAAATATTAGGTCAAATTACTTCAACAAACCCAGAATTAACGGGTCAGATCGAATCCTTGTTGACGCAAGGGATGAGTCCATCAGAAGTTCTTGGCGAGCTAGGCGTTTCATCCGCAAGCTTTATGAACCCGCAAGGTGGTCTTGCATCACTTGGCGGCGGGTCGCGCACCGGCAATATTTTCAGAAACCTCCTTGGCGGCGGTCAGCCAGGCCAAAGTCAGCTCGGTGTGTTAGAGGACATGCTCAAGGGCAGACCCTCCGACCCGGTTCGACAAGGCGGAGGTATTGGCGGTTTGTTCGGCGGCGGCGGTGGCGGTGGTTTCAACCTAGGAACCCTAGGCGCGCTCGGTGCTGCTGGTTTGATCGGCAAGCTTGCTTATGATGAAGCCAAGAATATGCGCGGAGTGCCCTTAACTCCTCTCACTCAAGAAGGTTCAACGGGCAGATACAATATCGAAGCTGAGATCGCTCGACGCATGGGCAAAGAAGCACCAAACCCTGTGGAATTTGGTTTGTTGCCAACGGGAACGATACCGACGTTGAGCGGGGGTAGGCGAGCGCCTGAACCCGAAACCGAAGGCGCTTCGGATATGCAACTCAAACTTCAAATGAAAATTCCTAGAGATGAGGAAGGCAACGTATTCGGAACACCTGAATACAGAGGCAATCGGGGCATCAACCCCGCGATGGGACGCCGCGCTGACGGCAGCATCATTCGTTTGTTCGATCCAGATTATGAATCTTTGATGAAAGAACGGGACGGTGTTGGCAAGCCATCGCCAGACAAAGCAGTCATGTCTGCGAGATACGGTGGCCCAGTGATGGCCTTCGCCGAGGGCGGCGATGTCGCGAAGGAAGATTTCAAAAGAATGGATGGCCCGATCAATGGGCCTGGCACCGAGGTCAGCGATGACATACCGGCGATGTTGTCAGATGGTGAGTTCGTTATGACCGGTCGTGCAGTTCGAGGAGCCGGGGCATTTGATCTCCAAAGAGGTGACGGCGGCATTCTGACGCTTACGCCTAACGGCAGTGAAAGCAGAGACAAAGGCACAAATCTTATGTACGAGATGATGGAGCTGTTCTCTGAGTTCGCTGACAAACCAAAGAGGGCGGCAGCATGAGCATCTTGACGCCAGGACAGTTAGCACAGGTTCGTCGGTTTCAAGAGGGCGGGAGCGCAGAACAACCCTTCGTTGGTGGTGTCACCAAGACAGAAACCCGAATGGATCCAATCACTCAGCAGCTTCTGTTTGGGCTTGATGGACAAGGCGGGTTTATTCCTGGCGCCTTTCGCGCAGCAGAGCGCACGTTCTTCGATGACCAAGGCAGACCGATCGTCATCCCTCAAGAAATCGCCGGGCTGTCTCCCGATCAAATCAGAGCGATGCAGCTTGCTCGGCGCAACGTGGGCGTGCAAACGCCCTTCATTGACAGAGCTGTCAGAGAGGGTGCCGCAGGAATTGGTTCCATCCGCAGAGGTTTAGACGACCAAGCACTAGCCTCTCGTCGCGCCTTGGAAGCCACCAGGGAAGGAGCAGGCTTCGCGCTTGACCAACGCGATCGAGCGTTGATGGACGCCATGCAAGCCACTCAACAAGGCCGAGGTCGCGCTCTTGTCGCTGAAGAAAGATTGCGCGGCGACTTGGGCGACCTGGCGCGTCGCGGCGTGCGAGACACGCAAAGATTTGGCATGGATCTTGCGCGAGCGAGGCAACAAGGCAGGCGGACTTTGGATGAGTTTGGCCGTGACATCACCGATTCTGTCGGCTTGGGAATGATCGAGCGCGAAGGTTTGAAGCGTGGTTTGCAGCGCGGAGAGCAAATAGCTGCGAAAGCGGGTGACGTTCAACGGCAAAGGCTTGGTCTCGCTGAGATGGGTTTGACCGGTGCCGCTTCTCGACTGGATCGTGATTTGAGTAGACAGATTCGAGCCGAAAGAGATTTGCTTGGAGGGTTTGGGACGAATCTCGGAGAAGCTCGCAAACAATTACGTCGAACGACTGGTGATTTTGATATCGGTGCAGCCACACGAGATCTGCAAGACCCCTTTGAAGATCAAGTCGTGCAACAGATGATTCAAGACGCAACCGAAGGTCTTGCTAAGCAGGACATCGGTGCGATTGCCAGCGATATACAAAGAGGTGGCCAGTCTGCATTTGGCTCCAGAGCGCGTCTGAGCGCCGAAGAGAGGGCGGAAGCCCTTGGTAGGGGTCTGGCAAAGAGTGTTGGCGAACTGCGCTCACGCGGCTTTCAGCAGGCTCAGCAGACGGCTATTAGCGAAGACGAAAGGCGGCGACAAGCGGCAAGAGCCGCTTCGAGTGGTCTCGCGGGACTAGCGGGTCAAGAACTGGCGGGTGCTAGAGGTTTGGTTGATCGAGCGGCGCAAGCAGGTCAACAAAGATTCGGAGCTGCGCAAAATATTGCTGGCACCCGGCAAGCACGCGCAGCCAGTGAGTTAGCCGCCGCTCGCGGTCTTTCTGACATTCTTCGCGGCGGCGCTCAAACACGTTTTGGAGCAGGTCAACAAGTTGCTGGACAAGCCGAGCGAGCGGCAAGTGCTAAATTAGCGGCTGGCACCGGATTCGGCAACCTTCTGCAACAGACAGCGCAGCAACAATTAGGTGCTCAACAACAGCTCGGTGCTCAGCTCGGACAACAAGCGCAGCAGCGTTTTGCGGCTGGCACAGGATTAGGCCAGACACTCACACAACTGGGTCAGCAAGATGCAGCCGCACGCCAAGCGGCCGGACAAACCGGTATGAATATCGCAGGGCAACTCGCCGGACAATTTGGTCAGATCGGTCAACAACAAGCGGCCGGAGGTCAGGCGCTAGGCGCGGCACAAATGGGCTTTGGTCAAACCCTGGCAGGTTTGGGCGGTCAAGCGCAACAGGCGGGAATGCAGGATATGGCTGCGCTCCAGGGTATCGGCGGCATGGCGCAACAACAAAGGCAGCGTGAACTAGACGCGCAGCGAGCTGGTTTGTTACAGGCACAACAAGCACCTCTGGCTCAGTACCAGGCGCTTATGCCATTCGTTCAGCTCGCTCCTCAAAACCGAACACAGTTTCAAACTCAGTTCACTCCGCCACCTTCTGCGCTAGGCGCTGGGTTGACGGCAGGGCTTGGCGCTCTTGGAGCACTGGGCACTTACGCCTCGCAGAACACGCCGTACGGCAATCCCAACGTACCGATGTAACCAAGTGGATATCTGATGGCAATATCTCGAGCACAACTGTCTGAACAAATCGACGCTCTATCTGGCGGGGGCAAACCGGCAGCGGCCGCGCCCCAAGCAGATCCAACAGTCGCCGATCAATATGTGGCGGGACTGAAATCTATTGATAGATCTCCTGCGGCATACAAAGATGTCGCAACCAGGGCGCAAGAGCTGGCGGCTTACTTCCCAGCACCTCGGCGCATGAGCCTGTTTGACCTGGCTAGCAGTGTTGCCAGAGGTCTCGCACAAAACGCACAAAGCGGCAGACCCACGCCTTTAGGCTACGGGCTTGGAGTAGGGTTTGATTTGTTCACTCAAGAAGCTCAGCGCAAGCGAGATGAGGCGGACAAGATGAAGCAGCAGCTGATGCTTATGGCCCGTCAAGAGATCGAAAAAGAACGAGCTGACGATATCAAAATTGCAGAAGCTGGGCTTGAGGCGTCATTCAAATTACAACTCGAAAGACTGAAGCAAGCAGGATCCGGCGTATTCCAGGGTAAAGGCGACCTGGCTTCTGCGCTAAATTTTATTCTGCGCGCGGAGCAAGAGCCGCAACTGAAAAAGACTGCGGAATACAAGATTGCTCTGGCAGTAGCAGGCAGGCCGAGGACGCAGGTCATACAGACTGAAGAGGGCGCCAAAACGATCGTCGTCCCTGGCTTAGATATCAACAAAGCTCTGGGCACTACGACAGACGCTACTACGACTCCTACACCAGAAGCGCCAGAGGGATTCAGCTTCACTGGCAAATATGTCGATGGCAAGCCGGTTTTTAAAAACGCTGAGGGTCAAGAGGGCTTTTTAGAATGAGCGGGTTTGTACCTCTGACACAAGAACAGTCTGCTCGAGCGACCACTGCACCGACCTCTGGGTTCCAAGCAAAACCGATCGCAGGAACAGAAAAGAAAAAAGACCCGTTTACTGAGGGGCAAAAAGACGCCGCTGGTTTTGCTGTGCGCATGGACGCTGCGGTCGGACAGATGGAGGCGCTTGAGGACAGCGGTTTTAATCCTGTGAACGCTTATGATGTCACGGTTGAAAACTTCCCGTTCGTCGGCGACTTGGTTGAAAACTATTTCAAAACTGCCAAGTACCAATTGTACGACAGAGCCGTAAATGATTTTTTGACGGCTCAGCTGCGCAAAGAGTCTGGCGCGGCCATCACGCCGGGCGAGTTCGACCTCATGTACAAAACGTATTTGCCTCTCCCTGGCGATAAAGCGTCTGTTTTACAAGCGAAACGAGAAGCAAGACGTGCCGCTTTGGCGGCGATGAAAGGCGACGCGGGTGAGGCATATAAGCGCACAGCCGATATCGTAGCCGCTGAGGGGGGAGCCGATGCGCCGTCTACCCCGTCGTCTAGTGAGGCTTTGCGGATCTTGATTCAAAGAGCGAAGAATAATCCCGAGTTACAGGCTGAACTCAGACAGAGGGGGCTCATACCGTGACGCAGAACGCGCTCGATACGCTCAGTGACGATACTTTGTTGCGGATGGCAACCCCGGCCGGAAAAGGCATGGGTATCGCAGACACCGGTGATTTCGATAATAGTTTGCTTATGGATATCGCTGCGCGACGCCTGTCTGATTCAGTCGACACGCAGAGTGGAGCGCCCGCTGGCGTAAGGGCGCAAGTCGCTGCCGCGCAGCGCCAAGAGGACAAGCTTTCCACTCTCAAGAATTTCTTCCCTGACGCCGTACCGGTCGAGGTTTTCGATCCAGAGTATGGTGCGACCAAGTTCGGTCGGGGCAACTTTGTTTTCACCAACCCAGAGACGGGCCAGCTGACTTTGTTCGATGAGGACATTCGTTTGTTTGGCATCCCGGTTCCAACGCTGGGCGACATCGCAGACGTAGGGCCCGAGATCGCCGAGACAGTAGGCGGGGTCGGCACCGGTTTGCTTGCAGCAGGCGCGGCAGGAACGGCAGCTTCTCCCACCATCCTCGGATCGGTGCCAGCCGCTACAGCCGCATTTATTGCGGGTGAGGGTTTGGGCAGCGCGACGGCTCGAGAAGCTTACATCAGCATTTTGGATTACTTTGGCGAGACCGAAGACAACCGGACTGGCCTGGAACGGCTGGCCGATTTCTCAACCACTGCCGCCATAAACGCAGCTGCCGGGCCCGTCGTCAGTAAAATAATCGACGGCGTAAAATTTGTCTCTGGTGCGCCGATCCGATACGCGAGCAGAGCGATGTCTGTGCCCGCGAAAGAAGCGTTAGAACGAATGACCAGAGCAGGCGTATCGTCGCCGACCCTGGGCCAGGTAACGGGTAGTCCGTTGTTTAACCTGGTTGAAAACGCTGTACTTTCAAACCTGCCCACATCGACTGTTACGATGCGTAACAACGCGCAGCAAACGATCAGAGAGATCGATGCTTCTGTTGCCAAATTGGCAGAAGACTTTGGCGGAGCCCGCACAACATCCGACGCGGCTTACCGAACCATGGATGCTGCCCAGGCAGCGCGCGCTCGATACAACGAAAAAGTGAACGAGATGTACAACGCAGTCGGTGATCTGATTCCAGATGATTTGACTTCGCAAGCCAAAAACACGATCCAATTTACACAACGATTTCTCGCCGATTCGCGCAGTGCGACTGGCAAAGAGGATGTGGCTACCGCGCTTCGCCAAGCAGAGAAAGTATTACAAGACGCGAAGGATGGACTGCTCACTTACGATCGACTCAAAGATTTTCGCAGCAGCTTGATGAGCACGGTTCGCAAAGCTGAAAGCCAGGGTGCCCTGGATAAATCTGAGCAGAGAGTCAAAGAGCTGGTGGGCTTCGTCACAAAAGATCTGGACGATCTCGTGGCATCTGCAAGTGGCCGTCAGCTGGATATGTTCGACGAGGCAGCTGGCGTCAATGCTGGGCAAGAAATACTGAAGCGTTATAAAGCAGCCAATGCTTTCGTTCGCGAGAATATGAAGAAAGGCGGCGACGTTGCCTTCATCGATGATGTGATCAAGCGCGGCGAGTCAGAGGCCACCGGAGCTTTACGATTCGTTTTGAGTGGCTCAAAAGAAGGCGGCGAGCGCATTGAAAAGCTGCGCAGACAATTCACGCCAGAAGAGTTTAACGTCATATCTGGCTACATGCTCGGAAAGATGGGAACACCCACAGCCAGTGCCATGGGAGCTTCTGAGATCGGTGAAGCGGCTGCAAGAGAAGGGGCAGAGATTGTTTCTGACGCTGGCTTCTCTCCAGCTAGATTCTTGACCAATTGGAATAACCTATCTCCCGAAGCAAAGCAGGCCCTGTTCAATGGCACCGAGTACAAAGAGCTTGTGCCTAAACTCGACGACCTGGTGTTCACGATCGAGCGAGTAGGTAAGGCCGCGTCAGATATGGCAAATCCCTCTGGTACAGGCCGCGCTGTCGCCGCTATGGGTATGCTAGGGGTGTTAGGCGCAGACAGCGCGTTCGGTCGTATGATGGGCTCTGACGGTTTCGAGTACGGATTCGGCAGTTTGATTGGCCCGTATGCTGGGGCCAAGCTGATGACCAACCCGGACTTTGTGAAATGGCTGACCACCGGCGTTGAGAAAGCGGTATACAATCCTAAATCTTTCGGTCAACACGTCCGGCGCCTGGGCCAGATCTTCGAAGTGAACCCGGACATCCGAGACGAGGTTCGCGGTGTTTTGCAGGGTTTGACGCAGGAGACGATCGAGCCCTTACCCACGGAAGGCAGCAGATCTCAGCAAGAAAAGGGTGAGACGCCTCGTGACAACGAGATCGGCTTTAGAACAGCTGTGCCTAAAAGCACGGCCGACAAGCTTTTGCCTAACACGGACGAGATAATGGCTCGAGCTAACAACATGACGATTCCCCAGGTAGGGCCACCCCAGGTTGATGTGTTTGAGCCGCTCCCAGAAGCAGAGCCAACGATGCCATCATTCTCTGTGGCCGACTCTCCGACGATCTTACCCAACCCCCAAGATCGGGAGATCGCTCAAAGATTGCGTGGGCCTCTAGGTGGGATCGCTAGTCTCAGTTAACTGAGGCACATAGTCCGGTTCTGATGGGCTCGCGACGATCATAGCGCCGTTCACGTTCCAGTCGAAGTCGTACCCCATATGGAACTCACCATCGAAGTCGATCATCAAGTTGCGGCTCGTGAGTCTCAGCAATGCAGCCTGCTGATGCAATGTCATGCGGCTGAACAAATCGATGACTTCACTAGCTTCTAACATAGGCTGATAGCTCTGCGGCACCTGGTCTTTTTGACGGCGCTTGAAAAATTTAATCAATGGTATTCGTCTCTGAACAAGCGTTGGTGCTCTTGGTCAATCATGCGCTTGAGCTGAGCGATGAGCGTGCGACCCTCATGGTTACAGATATCCCGTAACATCTCGTAAGTGTCGGTGTCGATCGCCAGCGACTTGCGCGCAGTCTTACTGGCCTGCGCTTGTTCGTCTATTTCTGCCTGGTCTTCCATACCCATGCCCGTTGTATAATTGCTTGATTCTACAAGATTGTATAAGATTGTGCAATGTACGAGATTAAAAACTATATGTTATCAATGCAGTCGCATTGGTTCATAAACCAACCCCTCTACAAGGCCGTGCAAGAGACTGTTCCGTTGATCGCGGAGTACCGTACCAAGGAAGGTGTGAACCGTATGCCGCGCACCCCAGCGCAGCAGCTCTGTAAGAAGATATTCCCGGACGTCTATCGAGTGCCGCTGTTTCGCCGACAGTTTTGCAAGATGCTGGTGGAGGAGATCAAGCACATGGAAAGCGAGATCGTGTTCCAGGTGAACGAGGATGAGGACGAGCTGCGTCAGATCCCTGAGATTGTTCTGCGCGATCACGTCCCGGAGCTGTACCGTAATATGTGGTTCGTCGTTCAGAACGTGTTGAACCCGATCTTTTACAGCCTGTATCAGCGCGACTGTCACGACGTCGCATCGATTCAGATCGCGAACTATAATCCTAAAGACAAACAGAAAGGCGCCTGGCACCATGACGAGAGCGCCGACATCAGCGTTGTGGTTCCGCTGAACACTGACGAGTACAAGGGCGGTGGCACTGAGTTCCATAACCATGGCGTGCTGAACCCGCTGCCTAGCGGACACGCGCTAATTTTCCCTAGCTTCACAAATCTGCACCGTGGCCTGGCGGTTGAGAGCGGTGATCGATACCTCCTGGTCTTCTGGCTACACAACAAGAGACGCCTGGTCGAGAACTACGAAGAGCTTGTTTGAGCGAAAAATAATTCAAATTATTTGTATAAAAGTGTAGACAACGACACGGTAATATGCCATAATTACTTCGTAATTGAGGAGAAGTGATGATGTTAATACTTAAGATCAACGAAATGACCCGAAACGACATGGTGAAGATTGCCGAGGCATCTCCCGCCAAGATGACCGCTGAGATGGCAGAGTTCTTGGAAGGGCTGGTCAAGAAAGGCAAGTACGCCAAGCCTACCGGTGACGAGTTTGACATGTTCGATGAGCTGTTCGATGCGATGGAGGAGGCCGCTTAATTTAACTGACGAGACCAGGTGGTGCCTGGTCGAAACCCCTCCGGGGGTCTTGGATAACCAAATGGAGAAGTGATGAAAGCATATCGATTGGGATCAAACAAAACCGGCAAGCGGTTTGCGGTCGTCAAGCGAGGCGAGGGATTCATCGTAATCGCGGAATCCAAAAATTACGAGCGAGGTCACACCGTCACTAAATGGCGACTCTGTGAGCAGTATCGCAATCAACCCAACAAAGAGCTTCAAGCAATGGCGGTGGCAGGTATGCCGTTCGTTGAGGCTGAGAAGCTCTTCAACAAAAAAGTAGTGAAGCCTAAACAGGAGAAGTGATATGGAAAACAACAAGATCGAGTTTATAGACTACTGCCTAGAATTTTATGGCGATGGCGGTATTTACGACTTCAACATGACTCGCGAGGAGTTGACGGAGGGTTTAGAGCGCCGACTCAAAAACCGTCCCGACGTGCCTTTTGACGGAGACACGATAGACCGGGAGTTTGTCCGCGATGAGGTTCTTGCGATGCGAAAGGGGGATCTTGGGCAACCAAACGGAGAAGTGTTGAGGTTGTTTGAAGAGGAGGACAAATAATATGAACTATTTGCAAGAGCAATACATCGAGTCGTTACATTCTGCGCTCGATGGTTGTTACCGAGACCTCGATTATTACGAGAGCATCGGCCACCAGAGCAGGATCGATGAGGTCGAGCGCGTGATCGCTTCTCTCAAAAAACAAATCGAGGAGGCCGCATAAGCGGCCATTTCTCCCAAAAAAAAGTGCAAATAATTGTATAAAAGTGTAGACAACGACACGGGATTATGAGACAATACTCTTGTTGTTGAGGAGAATGTGATGAAAATTTTGTCTTTCGGTGGTGGTGTTGATTCTAGTGCGATCTTGACGATGCACTTGATGGAGAAGGATCTCGGGATCGAGGAGGTCATTTTCGCTGACACAGGAGCCGAGTCTAAGAAGACTTACGAGAACGTCGAGTTCTTCAAAGGCTTGTGTGCCGATGCTGGCTTGCCGTTCACGATCGTCGCCAAGGATGGTGAGAACATTACCGAGTGGGTCACCAGGTTGGGGATCGTTCCGGTGATGCCCGGCGGGAGCCACGTCTGTTCTAAGAAGTATAAGGGTGACGTGATTCAGAAGTGGATCGACACCAAGTACCCCGACCAAGAGATCACCTACTTGATCGGGATCGAGTTGGACGAGGGCCACAGAACCGAGAGGTTCACCAAGCCCAAGGGCGACAAGAACATTTACGAGTATCCCTTGGTTGAAATGGGGATGACCAGGCAAGACTGCGTTGACTTGTTGGCCAAGTACGGAGTCGAGGTCGCCAAGTCTAGCTGTGTGTTCTGCCCCTTCATGAGCCCCAAGGAGATCAAGGACATCAGAAACGATCCAGAGGCTTGGGAGACAATCAAGCTTGTTGAGAAGAACTTCAGCGAGGCGTCTCCCAGAAAACACCAGGCTTGGTTGGACGCTGGTCAGCCTTTGAATTTGAGAAAGGCGGCAGAGCCCACAGTGACCAAGGACGGATTGCCCGTTCACAAAATCAGCTGGAGGGCCCCTGACGGGATGTGGAAAAAAGACAGCTGGGCCAACGGCGCCAGGTTGTTCACCAAGAAACACAACGGCAAGAAGATGACCGTCCAGGAATGGGAAGCGGCGATCGATGCCGGAGAGTTAAACGAGGCAGCATGATGGAAACGAAAGACTTAATCAGAGCGATCGACTTCGCGATGACCTATCACGAGGGCCAGGTCGACAAGGGTGGGGCGCCTTATGTGCTCCACCCGATCCGAGTGATGATCGTAGCTCATCAATTGAATCCTGGTTTGCCAATCGAGGGTTTGATCGCTGCGGTGCTTCACGATGTACTCGAGGACACTGACGCTACGATCGGCGACATCGAGGTCTTGTTCGGCGAGGAGGTGGCAAACACGATCGCCTTGTTGACCAAGATACCGCACGAGCCAAACGACTTGTATTACGACCGATTGAAGGATTACGACACAGCTGCCTGGATCAAGTTGGCCGATTTGCAAGATAACTTGGATGTTACCAGGCTGACAGAATTCACTGAGAAGGATGCAGCCAGGGTCGCGAGGTACAAACTGCGAGAGCAAGAGTTGCTGGAGCATTTGGGCAAGGCATAAGAAGCGCGCTTGTTATGTTAAATTGGTATATAAATATCTACAAAAAAGTAGACAACGACACGGTGATTTGAGACAATATCTTTGTCGGGGGATGACCCCATTAACTAGGAGAAGTGATGATGAAGACAGAAGCAGCGAAGTGTGCAGCGGCGATCAGAAAGTATATGAAGGCCAAAGGTGTCAAAGCCTCTGTGACTTCTAAAAACTACAGCATGGGCGACAGTGTGAACGTCAAGATCAAAGAGATTATCGATCCCAAGGTCTTGAACGAGATCAACGACGACTTGGCCATATATCAGTACGGCAAATTCGACGGGATGCAAGACCTGTACGAAAACACAAACGTCATGGACGAGATTCCACAGACGAAATACTTGTTCATTGAGTACGATTACAAGGTCGCAGATGTTTTCACTGAGACCTTGGTCGAGATCTTGAAAGACAAGATCAATGTGAACGACTCAAATCCTGAATACCAATACCAACAAATGGCCAGGGGCATCTTGTACGGCCGAGAGCAGTTCATGACTTTCGGCGAAGCTTGCGCCGCAATCATTGAGTATTGCAACAAAAACGAGGCCGCGTAAGCGGCCCTACCAACCTCAAAAAAACAAGGAAAAGTGATGAGCGAAGAAACGAATTACGAAATGGGTCAAGAACAGTTCCAGGCACTCGACGAGTTCCAGGACGACATATTGGATCTGATCGAAAACATGGGCGAGGCCCAGGTGCCGCCAGAAGAGGTGATTTTCCAGGCGGTGCGAATCTTCTCCGAGCTGGCTTTCGAGGCAGCGCCCTCAGAGGAGGTTGCTCGAAAGACCATCGAGTTCAGCGTCGAGGAGGCTTTCAAGAACGTCTTCGAGGGCGGTCGTGAGCCATGTCCCAACTGCTCGGTCAAGCACTGAGGAGCCTGGTCGTATGAAAGCCACACAAAAAATTGTGACCAATCACCCAACCGCAGCGGTATTCGACTACTCAACGTCGAACAAGCTGCGCACTGTTTTCTTCAATTTCGTCGAGCAGTTCTACCTGCCCGATCTCAAGGAGGTGGAGCCTGACTGGGCTGATCTGTTCATCGCGGTGGTGGTGAATCACGACGCGACGATTGACCAGATTGATCGGATCCTGGACGACGCGCTTGACCGAATGGGGCGCCCGCCTCTTTCGCTTGTGAAGCACGTTCGGCGTATGCGTCGAGAGACTCTCCAAACTTAACCTCAAACCAACGCTCCCAGCGGTATTTTCTGCTGGGTACAAACTCTCGGCGCTTGCGCCAGATTGAACGGGCCGCATGATATTTGATATCAGCGGCCCATTTTTTTTCCTGGGCTAGATCCTCAGCTGAGATCGCCAATGCCGAACTCGGTGACACTCTGCTGGTTGAATGGCTGATACTCCCCTTTCCGCTCACATTCCAGGGCCAGGGCCATAGCCTGTTCATTGCGCGCGTCAGCGTACGCCAGGGCTTCTTCAGAGAGCGTATACACGGCGTAAGGGTAAGGGTGTGCCTTTTCCTGAGCGAGGAAGTAAAACTTCTCTGTGGGCAAACCCACGGCTCTACAGCCGTTGAGATAATAGGCAGCTTGCTGGTGATAGTTGAACGAGTTGATCGCCGACCGGAATCCCCTGGCGGATGCGTCGCGGCAGGTTTTAAGATCCCACACGTCAGTCCCGGTATGCCAATCTAGCTTGCCCTTGCATGGCTGACCGTTCCAGACCCAGCACAGGGTCAGCTCGACGCGGTGCTCGGGCTTGGGTATGTACTCCTCCACCACCTTGCGCCGTTCCATGCACACGTCGTACAGGTCTTGCTTACAGGGCGTGCGATCGCCCAAATCCTCGAGCCACTCTGCGTACTCGGCCTTCCCTGCTTTGGTTCGCTTGTCGACGACTGGTTCGATCGCATACTCATCAAAAAATTTGTGGTGCTCAAGGAAAACCGTGTGCTGCACTCGGCCCTCGAGAAGAGCGGGTGATTCCTTAAACTCCTGGTGTTTCCAGGTGTACGGACAACGAATGATCGAGGTCAGATCGTGCGATCGCCAAGCTGGGATCGAGTCATAGGTGGGGTAATCGAGGTCTTCGTGAATGCCTGGCTTAAAATCCATATTTTTTCTCCAAAAAAAAGGCCCAGTCTTCGGGCGCACGGACTGGGCAACGTGCAGGAGAGAGTGGGTTTAGTCCCTCTGCCCTAAACAATCCCGCCTTCGGCTCGACGGACGGGACGTCGTTGGAGGGCGTGATGAACCCTTAGCCTAAACCGAATCCGATCGCCAGACCCAATCCGAATGCGCCGAGCATGGCGTATCCAGTAAAGATCGGCAACCCGCGAGACGAGCACAACTTACTTGGGGTCAAGATCGCCTCTCGGATCGTCGCCCATCGAAAACCGCTGATACCATATCGATTTTGCCTTATCCTGGTTCGCATCATCTTTTTTTCCTGCTCTCCATATGTATTTGAAGCTGGCGATCTCAGCGTACTCCTGCACCCTTTTGAGCCCGAACGCAGACACCATAGCGTCGATACACTCGATTTCTCCAGAGGCGTAGTGACTGGGTGAGTTCACCATATCGCCCTTTTTGTGCAGTATCTCCCGCCAGGTTTCGTCTGGATCGTTCTGCATAGCGTCCCAAACTGACTGCGCGAGCCCGTAGTGCGTTTTTACAGCCACCGACGCCTCGCCCACCCCGCACCCAGGGTTCTGCTCGAAGTATCTGAGCAGCTCCGGCGCTCTAGGCGATTTCAAACCTTTGTATTGCTTCATGCTTGCCTCTAAAACGGAATATCGTCCTCGAAATCAGCTTCCTCGACGTCTGCTGCTGTTGCAGACGCGGGCTTGTCTTTGCCCTTGGCCAGAGCTGCTTGCATCTCAAAGCACGGCTCAATCTTCTCCTTGCCAGGCTCATCACACCCAGCGATCCCCCAGCGGATGAACTGCGGCAGCTCCTCGAAGATGTCGCACATCTTTTTGCTCTGCTCATTCGACTCGCCAGTGAACTCCTTGAGATAGTCCTCGAGGTCGAACACCACCTGCTCGTTGATTGTGGGCACCTTCTTGGCTCCACCGTCCGCACTGAAAACCCCGGTGACTTTCGATCGACCGCCACTGGTCAGACCAACGCTGATTTTGCAGCTCACACCCAGGATCGCAGTCAGATCGAAGCCAGCCAGCTCTTTCTCGCTGAACGGCCGGTTGCGCCACATTTGTAGATCGCGACGAAGATTCGACCGCTCACCTAAGCTCAAGGTGTACTCTTTGAACTCGGACATCGGACGGCCGTCCTCGAGCAGGCATTCAGGCAGCTCCCAAAAGATATACAGCTTGTGCTTCTTCGAGATTTCGCCTTTGAAGTCCGTTAACTGGGTGCCCGCGTCAACGATCTTGTAGCAGATCGCTGAGTGCTCACCCTGGGGTGTCTGTTCGTATTCAGAACCCCCCGAGTCTGATGCTAATATGGCCATGCCGTTGTCCTTGTGTTTTGCATAAAGTTACAACATTATGCACAAGGGCAAACGAGTGATGCAAGGAAAAACATGGCAATTAAGATCGAGGGCAGCAAAAAGAACCATAGCAGGCCGCTGAGCGGCGATCTAAGAGCTGATTTCGAGTCCTTCTTACTAGACCATGGCATGACTCCAGACCCCAAAAGAGGGCTTGTAATTGGCGGAGACATCGGTCGTGCGTACATGCAGATCGATGGCAAACAAAAGCTTGTCGGGTGGTATCAGTGTTGGCTTGACCAGGAAGTACCTTTCGGTCGCTGCGGTGATCGCACCGTGAGCAACGACGAGCCGATCGCAAAATGGCGCTCAGAAAACGACGGCAAGCACCAGATGACTGACGCGCAGCGGGCAGAAATGTCCCGGCTTTCTGAGCAAGCGCGAAAAGACCGCGAGAAACGGCAAAAGAAAGCCGCTGAGACCGCAAAAAAACTATGGGATACCTACGGACAGGCCAGTGAATCCAACGCTTACCTCGTTCGCAAGGGCGTCGAAAGCCATGGTTTGAGGGAAACAAAAGACGGCCGGTTGGTGCTCCCGGTGCTCGATGCAGACCTGAAAATCGTCGGGCTTCAGCTGATCGACGGCGATGGCGACAAAAAATTCCTATCTGGCACTAAGAAAAAGGGCTCTTTCTTTGTGATCGACCCCGACAATATGCGCACCACTCACACGATCAACTATGTCGAGGGCTACGCCACAGGGGCCAGCTATTTTGCAGACCTGGGCCAGCCGGTGGTGGTGTGTTTCGATGCCTTTAATCTCTCCCCGGTCGCTGAGACGATCAGTCGCTACTTCCCCAAAGCCAGGCACGTTTTCATCGCTGATTTCGATGACAGCAAGACCGGCGAGCGAGAGGCAATCAAAGCCGCTAAGCTCGTAAAGTCCAAGGGATCGCAGGCTGAAGTATTCATGCCGCAGTCAAAGGGTGATTACAACGACCATGCCGTCGAGGGCGAGTTAATGCCCGAGCTAAACAGTGTGGACGTGCCGGTGGACTTCGACTGGAACAAGACCGAAAAGGGCCGGTTTCTGAACACCAAGGAGAACGTGCGCGGGGTGCTGACGATCAACCAGATTGACGTGAGGTACAACGTCATAAAGAAGAACATGGAGATAAGCGTCCCTAACGTCGACTTCATCGCCGACATGAAGGACGAAAGCGCGCTGATCGAGATCGAGGATCGTTGTATCCAGATCGGGGTGCCGCACCAAAAGGTGCGGGACTACCTCAAGCTACTGGCTCGAGAGTACAACCCGGTGAAGGAGTGGATGGAGTCGAAACCATGGGACGGCACCACTAGGCTGAAGATGTTCCTGGATACGATCACCAGCTCCAACGAACCACTGAAAGAAATGCTCATGACCAAATGGCTGGTCAGCTGCGTCGCAGCGGTGTGTGAGCCAAACGGTGTCGCACTCGAGGGCATCCTGGTTTTCCAAGGCGCCCAAGGTCTGGGTAAGACTCTGTGGTTTAAGCGCCTGGCTGACTACGAGCAAGGTTGGCTCCTGGAGGGTGCAACGCTGAACCCTAGCGACAAAGATAGCGTAAAGCAGGCAGTAAGCCACTGGATCGTCGAGCTTGGCGAGATCGAGAGCACCTTCAAGAAGTCCGACATTGATCAGCTCAAGGCCTTTGTAACCAAAAAGAGTGACGAGCTGCGGCTACCGTACGATCGGGCAAGCACCACCTACCAGCGCCGCACAGCCTTCTATGCGAGCGTGAACGCCAGGGAGTTCCTCACCGACACCAGCGGCAACCGCCGCTTCTGGGTCGTTCCGGTCACTAACATCAACGCAAACCATGGCCTTGACATGCAGCAAGTGTGGGCCGAGGTGAAGGAGTCGCTGTATCCCCAGGTCGACTGGTTCCTCAACCATGACCAGCGCGAGATGTTGCAAGACTCAAACGAATACTACCGCACCCAGTCGAGCGTCGAAGATCTCATTCTCGAGCACGTCCATTTCCACAGTACGAACACTAAACCAGTCCAAATGACTAAGCTATTGAGAGACCTGGGCATCAGTCAACCAAGGATGCCTGACATTAAAGACGCAGCCAGGGTATTCGCAAATAACGGGGTAGAGCCTCGTAAATCGAACGGTAAAAAAGTGTACGATCTGGACTATACCCCGGTCGAGGTGGGTAATGCTGACAAGTTCGTTGGAAAGTGGGGTTCAGACTTCTGAGGGTATAGCTAATGATACCCTGGTCTGTTCGATCGTAAGCTATTGATATGAGTAGGTAATTACTAAGGGTAGGGTAGGGTACTACTAATCAATAATAATAATAATAATATATATATAGGTATATAGCGGTAATACACGGGTATAAGTTTCAAAGAGTTTTGAGTGCGCTGTACCCTCGACCCCGTACCCTGTGAAGAAGAGGACAATCTGTATGACGATCAGTGAGCGATTTGTGTATGACGAGAACAGAAGTGAGAGCTATAACTTTACGCAATGGCACCTCATGAACTCAGAGGAGCGAGAGAGCGCAGGACAAGCGCCATATTCGCAGGATATGGCGCGAGAGGTGTTCAAAATACTCAGGAGCAGTGGATGGCTGATGACAAACCAAAGCGCGGTCGACCAAGAAAACAACGCCAACAGCTGAGCCCAATCCCGGCTCTTTTTGAGGCGGATGATGAACAGGGGCTGACAGAAATGCAGACGGCTTTCGTTTGGCATTACACTGAGGGTGCGTGCGGACAAACGGAAGCGGCCAGGCGGGCAGGGTTTTCGTTCCCATCGAGCGCGGCTACGAAGATGCTCAACGGGAAAGACTTCCCAAAGGTGACCAGGGCGATCCGGGTGAAGCAAGACGAGCTGCGCGAGAAGTATGCGATCACGCCACAAAAGACAGGCGCTATGCTCTGGAAGATCGCAGAGACGTCGTTCGAGACGGGCGCTTACAACGCGGCAGTGAGCGCGGTTAAGGAGCTGAACCAGCTGGCTGGGCTGACGATCCACCGCAGCCAGAACCTAAACATCAACGCCGATCTACAGAAGATGACGAAGGAAGACATCAAGCAGCGGCTCAACCAGCTGCTCGGAGTCGACGACGAGATGCGGTCAAACGATATGTAACAGCCCGATCGGCGTGGATCGTAAATAAAACTTGCTTTTTCCCGTCGCCCGCCGGGCCCCCAAAAAATAACGAAAAATCGGTATTATGTTAAATAGACGAAAAAAATCTACGGAATCAATAACTTGCGCGCGCACAGTCTGCTGTTTTTTACCGTGTCGTTGCGCACACCTCTGAGCAGGGCCGATACGCCGCGCCAGGCACCGGGCGTCGACCCGGTTTGTGGCCACAGGAGGCCGCACAGGCGCGTCTAAGCGACGATCTTATGTACGGCTAGGATCCCTATAGGGTCGGAAAAAAGCTGTAGAATCGCGTCAGATTTTGACCCCCGCACCCCCGCAGATCACGGGCGCCGACAGCGACAGCTGTACAATTGAGTTTGACGCATTCAGTGCGCAAAAATACTCAGCGGCTTTTCTTTTGACCGATCGATCCGCTGGCCGCATGATTCGAGCATGGAACTCACCGGTTGGTTGATAGGTCTCGCCTGGGTAGCTTGGTTTGCCTGGGGCATTTACCTGAGCAGGTAGGAAGGAACCCTGCCCATCCGATTTTTCAGGAGAGATAAAAAATCTGGGGATGGATGAGCAGGGCTTGATCGCAGGATCGCGTCAAAGGTAACCCTGGAAAAATTTTATTTCTATTTTTTTTTCGCCTAAACTCGGGACATGGCTGACTCAAGGATCAAGGGCGCGGCTTTCGAGCGCGATATTGTCCGGCGAATCAACACTTTCGCCAGCGATCACGACCTCGGGTTTTCTTGCAAGCGCAACTTAGATCAATATCAAGCCAAGGATCTGTGTGACATTGAGATTCCTGGGCACGCGATCGAGTGCAAAGCCTATAAATCCGGGTGGTGGTTCTCTCCCGCCTGGTGGGATCAAGTTTGTGCGGCTTGTGGCGACAATACGCCGGTTCTGGTGTATAAGTTTAACAACAAAGCGATCCGCGTTTGCTTACCGTTGTATGCGATTAACGAAAAAATGGCGCGAAATAACTCAAGGACAGCGGTGATCACGTTTGATGAGTGGCTCGAGCTGTTGAAATCGTCATTTTCGGGGTGTGAAGAGGCGGCTTGATGCAAAAAATCGATGAAATAGACGTTTTTGGCTATAGTTTAGGCGGTTCTGTGTCCCAAATGATGGGCAGAACGCCAGAATCGGCCCTTCCAGAGCTTACTCCGGCTCAAATTGCCAATATCAGCGCCGCTTTTGCCGATCCACTCGGTATGGCGGACATCACAGGCCAGTTTCCGGCGTTTCCAGAGCCAGGAGTGTCGATCGAAGAGATGGTTTTGCGTGGAGAACGCTCCCCGAGTCTGGCGGAGAACATTCGCGAAGGTTCCCTCGGTTCTGCGGGGCTCCAGATGCTGGGAATGATCCCGGTGGTGGGTGGTGCTCTGCGATCGGCCAGGGGATTGGGTAAGGCAGCGGAAGGGATCGGGTCTTTGAAAGGGGCTCGCACCGGTACTGGCAGAATTACGATCAGTCCGAGTCG